GCCGTCGCCGTCGTTGATGTCAACGGTGATGGACTTGCTGGGGAAGTTGGTGGATTCGAAGAACCGCACACCTTCAAACACAAAGCCGGAAGGCATCACGGGTTCGCCAGCCACGAACTGAGCTTGGCCAAACTGACCACCACCATAGATGGCGGCGTTAGGAGCCATGGCGCCCATCAGGGGGTTGGGAACGCCGGCGCCAGGATAGCGAGCCACTTCACGGAAGCCCTGGTCAGCACGCAGGTCCTTCATGAAGGAAGGGTCGGCGATACAACGGTAGTAACCGTCGGCAAACACAGGCACGTTGCGCTTGCGGAGGCTCTTCACAACGTTCAGAAGGTCGGTCTTAACGTTGAACTTGAAGCGCTCGGAAGCGTATTCGGTGGCGGTATAGGTAGCCAGAGTGGTGGAACCAGTCTTGGCGTGGTTGTTCGGATAGTAGTAACCACCCTGGGTGTCGGAGGACTGACCACGGGATTCGGCCTTGAACAGTTCGTCCAGGAACACGCGGTCGCGCCAGCGGCGGTAGTCATCCAGCAGGGTCAGCGAACCGATGGACTGGTGGAACATGTTGAGGTTCCCGGTGTCCAGCAGCAGACGCTGTGCGGTCATCAGAGTCTCGCGAGCAATCTTGAAGGTGCTCGGGAGGTTGGCGTTGTTCGGGTCAGCAGGACCGGTGTACTCACGGAGAGACACCAGCACCTTGTCCTTCACGATGGACCGGCTGTTAGCAGTACCGATGGTTTGATCCTGGGTACGCTCACGGTTGGTCTTCGTGCCGGGGTTACCCCAGAAGCGGTAACGGTCCAGTTGAACGGTCTGACCAGGCTGTTTGGTGAAGTCGTGGACAACAACAGGCTCGCAAGCCATTTCCACGATATAAGCCGGATGGGGGCGGTACAGCTCCGCACCCAACAGCTTGGGAAAATCGTTATCAATAAACATGTTGGTTTCTCAGCGTAGGGAAAGCTGATACCTGAGATCAGGAGATCTCAAACTCAACAGCCAAAGCTGTTAACTCTGGAACTGTTGGTTCCATTGAAAAAATTATAGCAATCCTTTATCAATCCGGATTATTAAGCTTCCGGATTTACCATCACGGGATAATTGTATCCGTCCAGCATATTGCCAGCAGAGTACAGCATCGGAGCCATAGCACCCATGGCGTGATAAGGATTCACGTAACCATCCGCTGGTTGCATGTCAATTTTTGCAGCCTGCACTTCTGGATCAATTGCCCCGCCACCAGCTGCTTTCATTGCCAGCAGTGCCCCAGCAGCTTGGGATTCTGCCTGTTTTTTGTGTTCGGACGACTTTTTGACGGCCTTTTTGGCTTTAGATTTGTCCATCAGCGGCTACCTTTTTTCTGGGGCATAGGGGGTTGGATGCCCATCGGCAGTTGACCGGTGGGAGGCAGGAAACGCTGCATCATGTATTGCTCATTAGCAATCGATTGGTTCTGAGCAAATTCAGCGGCACGTTGGAATTGAGGCATCAACAGACCATTACGAGGTAATGGAGAGCCTGGTAAATTCAATTTTAAATACGCAGCCTCAAGATCTCGGGGCATCGGTGGCTGCGGTGCATTGGGATTACCCACTACCGGGGCTTCGGCCGATGCCCTGATTGCGGAATACTCGTCAATGTTGCCAGATTGGACTTGCCGTGCGGTATCGCCAGCACCAAATGCAACGAGCGAAGGAGAGCCGATGGGACCACCTGCAGTCCCGAAACTAGCGAGAAACTGAGCGGCTCTATCCCCAGCGCTTGCTTTTTTTGATGCCATAATAAATCCTTTTTGAATAAAAAAGGGGCAGCGTTTGCTACCCCTTATTTTACATTCTCTGTATTAACGAAATCACTCCATCACCAGGAGCTTTTGGCGGAACACCTCGGGGTTAGCCTGAGCGGCGTTCAGATAGCGCCAGGCATTGCCGGGATCACGCTCGGCCAGGGAGCCAAAGCTGTTCCAGAAGTCCACAGGATTACCCTGGGCTTGCGGCTGGGGAGGAACCGGCATTTCAGGGCGCTGAGGGGCGACCGGACGCTGGAACTGTTGACCCACAGCTTGACCCTGGGCTTGCTGAGGAGCGGCATAGCCGATCTCTTCATCGGGGATCGGATAGGGGCCATTCTCACCGAAGAACTCACAGGTGTAGTCGGCGAGCACGTCGGGATCGGTCAGGATGGTCTCGTAAGCTTTGTGCTCATTCGACAGCTCCTGAAGCAGGTTGACGGCTTCGATCAGCTGGTTGTTGGTGGTGATCAGAGCATCTTCCAGTTGGCAAGCGTAGTTATTGAGGATCGCCGGAACGTCGGGACCGAAGTGGTCAATAACCTCAAGACTTGCTTCGCTTACCCCGTTGGCGCGGAGCTGCTGGGGGCTGATTTCCTGAGAAGTTTGGGAAGAGGCGTTGGAGTAGGCCTGGTTGTTGCTGATCCCAGGCATAGAGGTCGGCATCCCCGCGTTGCTGTACTGGGGAGCCTGCTGGGAAGCGTAACTGGCCGGATCGACCTGAGGGCTCAGATTCGACTGTTGACCCTGGAAGGGGAATTGGACGGGCGAACTCAGGAGCCCCACCACCCGGTTGAACGCTTCCTTGTACGGGTTCTCCGCTTGTTGGGGCGCCTGGGGTGCTTGGGGGTACGACGCTGTAGGGACTGATGGGTAGCCGTTCACCCCCATCTGGGCCTGCATTTGCGGGGCTGGGGCCGCCATTTGCTGGTAAGGCGCCACCCATTGGGAAGTCGTTGAAACCGCTGGCGCTTGAGCCGCCGTCTGCGCCACCGGAGCCCCGTAGCTGATCGGCTGGGTCGGGGATACTTGGGGTGCCGATTGGGTCGGCATTGCGGTATCGGCCTGCATAGGTTACCTCTTTTTGTAGGCTTTCGAGTGTTCGGTAAAGGAAGGGAGTGAGATCGAGTCTCGGATCCGCAGCCATCGGTAAATTCGGTTGCTGCGGATGTGGTGTCCGCATTTCTAGATTTACGAGATCTATAAATGCGGAGTAGGCCCTCTGTACTTCCCCTACCATTCGGAATGGGAAACCGGAGAGCATGCTCGCGATTTCGTCATCCGTTTTTGAAGGGAATAAATACTTCAGTGCTTCAATGCTATCAACCCCTAATTCCTGTAGGTTTCGGGTAAAGATAGACTGGTTGAGTTTATCCTGTGCAGTATCTTCATATACCGGACCCATCCAACGCCAGTTGACGGTTCGATCACCGTCGGGCGCTAATCCAAGAACACCATCAGGAACTTCCTTGGTTTCAATAGCTTGATCAATGGCCTTCTGTAACTTTTTCTCATAAGCAACCTTTTGTTTTTCGTACTTCTGTCGAGCAACTTCATCATCTGGATCTTCAGGGGGTACTGGATATTTAATTCCCGACGCATAAGCAAGGGACTTGCGGAAGATTTGCTCTTCCTGGAAAATCATTAATTCCAAACATTTGCAAATGCCGTATGTGTACAGCATTAAGCACTTTTTCTTAGCAGTTGCGCTTACTCGGCCATATGCAGATTTAATCTCAGTAGCAGTAACGTTAGTAATACTAAGGTCGTCGATACCGCCTAAAGCAAGCCGGATCTCGCTACGAAGTTGTTCGGAGTACCGAGCCTGATCAGTACTAACTGCGTTTGGCGTAATAAAACCGACACGATCCGTAGGCTCCAGGTTGGCGATCACTCGTGGCACCCTCATGCCACTACCGGGGCGTCCGATGTAGCCGGGTGGATTTCGAGTTATGTTGTCTTGTTTGTAAGTAGAGCTAGACAAGAAGAAGTCTGACTTAAAACCAGATTCACTCGAAATACTAGGGCGTTGAGCAACATCTTGATCCCCGCTCTCAACAATATCTTGTTTGGGACGAGACGACAAAAGTGTGGGATTACCGAAAAACGACAGGTTTGCCCGGATATTCTTCACCATCTCATCATGAGCGATGATCTGGTTGGCCATCCAATCAAACTCGCCGCTACCGTCGGTACCGAAAGCATCGGGATTATTAAAGACCTCCACGCATGGAATAAACTCCATGGTGTTAACAACGGTCTTTTTGTCAAAGATGCCGTACTCCAAAGACGGCATATCAAAGGTAATTTCCTGTTCGCTGTGGAACTCTTCAATCTCCGTGGCAGTAATCCGGAGACGCATATATCGTTTATCCGTGCTC